TGATATCCGTGTCTTGCTGTATTAATTCTCTTTCTATATCTGATTGAGAACGAATCTGCGCCACATTGGTAGCACCTTGGTTCTTCAACTCTTGTATTTGCATCTTAGCTTGAGATTTAGCCTGATCTGTTTCAATAACTTGCTGCAACTCTTGCAACTGCTGTTGCAATTGCTGTATCTGTGGATCAGCCTCTTGATCTATACTGATAAACCGTGTTCCATCTTTATAGCCCAGTTGACCAAAAACCTCCTTAGCTAACTCTTGAAGATTAATGCTTTCAGGTATACCGGGGAAAGATGCTAAAGTCTGTACTCCAAACAAAAGATTTTGCACCTTCTTTAATGGGTCGGTTGCATTAAGACCTACATTTATTTTCAATAACACTTCTTGCCTCAATAACTCATCCATCATCTCATCTACATTAAATTTAAAATTTGCTTGTTGCGCTTCTTGACCAGCAACAGTCAAAATAACAGGATCAGTTTCGTAATATTGCTCAAGACGTAATAACTGTTTAAGAGTCTTTTGCACCCATGTATCAGCAAAAGTCCTCAATGTATACTCAGCAATTGCCCCACTACTTCCTGCAAGAAGATTCATCCCCCCTACAGTCTCATTCAGTGACCTAGCGCCTTGGACTGTAGAGGTGGAGAAATTACCTTGCAACTCATCGAAGTCCATATTGATCCTATCTTGCTCGGCATAGGCTGAACCAGTAACATCTCTTGTTTCAACTATACGAACATCCGTATCAGGATCATCCATTTCAACAGCACCGCCGGGAACCGATCTAAATAAAGCATCAAGATCAATATTCCTATCCCTGCGTATATGATACCGCTTATTCATCGCCAACTTAACATTATCGAACCGCTGGTTCCATATGTCGTTAGCCGCCGATTGCAACTCTTGCGTTAATTCCACAGTTCCTGAAGGATAAATTTTATGGGCCTCAATATTAACACAACCCATAACATAAGGTCTTTCACCTTCTCTCAACCACGGATACATCTCCAAAAGAGGTTTGGGGTCTGTCAGCATATGCTCTGTGCCAGCAGTAAAATAACAATAATCAACCCCATCTCTCTTAACAATATTCTTATGCACCCACACAATCCAAAAGTCTCTTATCTCTCCGAATTCAGTGTCGTTCTCAAGCGGGTCCATTCTAGGCTCATCTCTAACAAGTCTAGTCGTATTCTCCATATCCGCTTCAGAAGATGAAGATATCAACTCCTCATCAGAAACTTCTTTCCATTCGCCAGAATCAATCTTTTGCCGTATATCCTGCAAAAACATAGGAACTAAATGTATAATATACGGAGAAGACTCTATTGGATTTGCCCAATCAGAAGCAGGATCAATTCTTACGTTTTCAGGAGAAATTAATTCTATAACCGGATGATCTGATAATGTCGTTACTTGATCATGTGTGACTTCATTTCCTTCTTCATCCAGCATTGCTTCATTATTTTTATCTACCTCTACATATGCTTCTTCCTTCTCTCTAAAGTCCCAATATTGATGCGAGACACAGACTCCTTGAACTGCCGCATCCTGAAGCGCCGCTGTCATTGTTTGAAACCAAGGAATTGTATTTGTCAGCCTGTACTGCATAATAGACTGAGCAATAATAGCCGCCGCTGATTGTCTAGGATCATTAGCATTTGCTGGCTCTACACTTACAACATCTTCATTAGTGAAAAAAGCAACAGACATTGCCGACTGCAAGTTTCTCACTGCACTTCTTGTTTTTGGCCTAAAGAATCTTGACCTTTTCTCATAAGCACCACTATTATATTTAGAACCAGATGGATGTTTGCTATTAAACATAGACAAACTTTTTTCCCATTGATACCTTAAATTAGCATCAAGATATTCAGTCGATCCTTCATATATTTGTCGAGCAATCCTTATCCATTTATTTTCCATTGGAACGTCATCATCCAATGACATTGGTGCTGACCCTTCCAAGGGTGGTTGAGGATTAATTAATGACATTAAGAGAAGTCTCCATTAAGTTGCCCTTTATTGTCCATTTCTAAATCAGAAAGATATTTTTCTTGATGAAACTTTCCTCTAGACATTTTAAATCTTTCAAGCATTTCCCCTCCAGCATTAACAACAGATTTGTAATCATTATCAATTTTATCGTCATGCAATACAAACCCCCAATTACCGGAAAGACGCATAGACTTAACAACAACCACACCATCCATAGTATGAACGGCCCATAACCAACCCGGATATTTATTCTCTAAAACTTCCGCTACATTTTTTGCTCTAGTGTAATCACTAGCAATGTATTTATCTGATCTTTCAATTTCCATATTATCTACGCTTTTTTGGTCTGTAAAAAACTCGATTACCATTATTGAATTCGTATGCTTTTTCTGGAGTGCTTAGGTTGGAATCAACTTTATAAGCAACTTCAGACCAATTCCAAGTTTTTCTTTTTTCAGGAGTTTCTTTTTTCATCAGAATATATTTACTTCCGCTTTATATAAAGGCGCTCTATGCTGAACGTCGGGTATTGTTTTTATAAGTGTCAAATCACCACCAATATTGAAACTAAAGGTTTGACCAATTGTTGGGGATGATCCGGTTAAAGTTAAATCTGCTTTTCCGGGCTTCGCTATAGAACCTTCTAATGCTGATGGGATATAGGCAGTAAGGGTTATATCACCTTTAGTAACGGTAATCGTTTTATTTTCAATAGCAAGCGGAGCATAAGGGAAAAGCGTTAAGTCAGCAGTTGGTATATATTTAAGGACTGGAAGATTAGGAGCATGGCCAGTTAAAGTTACGGTCCCGCTAAGATACCAACCAGAATCACCCCAAGTTCCTACAGCCGCATCCCATTGAACAGCAGCCTCAGTTGAGTCCCATCTTACATTCCAAATGCCTAAAGCCATTAGGGTTTCTCAGGCCACACTACGTCTTCAGAGTTCTCCACACTTGCTGGAACATCACGCAATGCTTGACGGTAGGTTTCCATATCGTCTGACATAGTTACATCAGACAGGGCGTAGAAGTCTGTAGTAGCAAGAAGTTCGTTTCGCTCTTTACGAACACGATCCCAGTTTGCCACAACTACTGCTGCATTCATTTCATCAGCAGTGGGAAATACACCTTTGTCATCATCCCACTCACAGACTAGTCTAAGACTAGATGTTCCATAAGTACCATACTGCATAATCTGTATGATAGCTTCTGGATTGATAAGGTTTAGCGCAAACCCAAAGTCATCAGCAGCAACTGTGTCTGGCTTATCGTATTTCATTAGTAAACTCTGTTGAACTGAGCAATAAAGTTTGTTGAATTTAATACAGTACCTCTAGCACTGTGTGCTGAATTTGATCTTATACTTGTCATGTAAAATTCTATTGCATCCGTAGCGGAAGCGTAATAGCAACCAGTAATGCCATTCTGCCCAGAATTGCCAGCATATATCCCTGCAGCGCCGTGTCCCCATAAAGAGACAGATACACCGGCTAGATATAAATTGGGCGAAAGACCGTTATCAGCAGCATCGGCAGTAGCAGCAGGATTAAAACTTACCGTCCAATATCCATTCATTCCAGTTGGAGTTACAATTTTATTGTTTGTATTATCCCAAGCGCCGCCAATTTCAGTTACTTCTGTCCATCCAATTAGTTTTGTAGTAGCAGCAGCCGCAATACTCTGATCCGCTGTTAAATACCTACGAGAGTAATAAGTTTCTTTGTGGTCTAAAACCGTCCATGCTCCGTCACTTATACAAAGTCTAACGAAATCGCCTTTTTGGTAACCCGTCCAAACCTCTGTAGTACCCTCTTGAACTCTAAGACTATTAGTGCCAGTTGCATCAGCCGAAACCATAATAGTTATTACACAAGTAGTTGCACCTGCAACAGCTAATCCCGGCAATGTTATATTGCGTGGTCCTGCTGTCGTAGCTGTAACAACCAATTCTGATTTACCAGCAACATCGCCAGTTACAATTGGGTAGTCAGCAGTTTTGTGCAAGACATTTGTAGAACCAGTAGTAAGCAAAGTACCATTAACTGTGAATGTCTTGGTAGCATCTATAGTTATCCCAGAGCCAGAACTGGTGATTGTGTCTAATGAAAGTGTTGCTGCCATAATGTTGTCCTCAGATCATTGTTAGTTCGCCGCTGATTGTCCATGTAAATCCATCAGCGATGGTAATAGGACCAGCAACAAATGCGGCTTTAGTTGATGCTACTGTAGTTGTTAAGTTAGATGATATCGTATTGTAGTTATAAAAGTAGTCGCCTTCAGTCGTTATCGCTCCTACCGTTACAGCATCCCAATCAATATTCGTTGCACTCGATTTCTTTAAAAATTGTCCTGTAGTTCCAGCGCTATCCGTATCTAATTGCGCTACCTTAACAGTATCATCACCCGGAGTCGCAACATCTCTAAGCAATCCAAGTTGTACGACTTGTATATTGTTTGTGCCAGTAGGGGGTGCAGCAGTGAAGGCGAGAGTCGTTCCACTTACACTATAAGCGCTAGTATCCTGCCTTACTCCTGAAATAAAAACCAATAAAGACGCATCATTTGGTGGAACATTATTTAAAGTGAAATCAGTTTCTGATGAGTCCCCAGAAAAGAACTTTGATGGAAAGTTCGCAAATTCCGGTGGGTTTCCTAGATATGCCATATTAACTCCATCCTAATAATTCATTCCAATGCCGTGAAGCTGTGTTTCTTTAGAACCACCAGATTGATTCGCCCATACAGCTTTGTATCTAACATCAGTTCCACTTGTGCAAGTTACCTCTGGACATTTCGCCATTAAGATTCCCGTACTAAATGTTCCAGCCGCAACTGGGGTACTCTCTGTCCAATTTGTTCCACCATTACAGGTGAAATAAATTTTTAAATCTGTTCCTAATGTGGCTGTTCCTGCATTATTCTTATAAATGATAACCCCGCTTACTTTTGTTTGAGCGGCATTAGCTGTTTGTGCTGTTGAGATCAGTGTTCCAGTCGCTTCAGGTAATGATGATGGTGGAGAAAAGGTCGTTCCACTTGGGTATCTCGCAACATTTGAAACTCTAATACTGTCTATCCATGCTTTGGTATATCTGCTTGCAGTAGAAGTGTGGTAACCCATACGAATTATTCCATCTGAAAAATTAGAAGTGGTACTTCCACTATTTGCATCTACTTGCGTTCCATCAACATAAAATCTATGAGTATTACCATCTCTTACTTGTGCATAATGATGCCAAGCATCTGAACTTGCCGCAGAACTTTCATTGGTATGGTCCCAATTTCCAAGTGCTTCGTAGTTATAAAATCCTAAAAGACCACCTGTCCATTCCCATTGAACTTCAGTACCTATATAAAAAGTATTCTGGTTGCTATAAGTAAATGTACTATCTTTTCTTAACCACATTTCAACACAATGGTCGCCACCATTTAAACCCGAAATTGTTGTACCACCATCACTTGTATATAACTGGTCGCCACTACCATCAAAATAAATTGATGAAGTGCCATGTTTAAACTGGTCAGTTTTATGTTGAGTGTCACCAGCGACAGTGATTGTTAAGCCTGTAGCACTTTCATCTGTGAAGGTTGTTGAGCCATTGGTTGTGTTGGATTGCAACAAAAATTTTGTATTGCCATCATTAACAAAACAATTACCATCACCTGCTGTACTCCAAAACTCACCAGAATTTCTATCGCCATCCGTTTCCGTTCCAATTCCTGTGTCATCTTCAAACTGGTCGATGAAAGAATTAGGAAGATTGTAAGCAGCCTTGTTATCTGCTATTGCAGAATGCAATGCCAGAGTTGCGATGTCATTTCGCAATCCTGTTAGATCAGTAGACGGAGCATTGCCTAGTTGGGCCAAAGGAACAGAGCCGCTACTTAAATTAGAAGCATTAGTAGGATCAACCGCCATATTAGCTGTAGAAACCTCTCCTGTTCCTAGCGTTCTTATACCTTCTGTAACTTTAGTTAGTGCCAAAATAACTTCCTCTATATTTTTCTGCAACGTATGCTTTTGCGTCTGAAAGACACTTAGGAAGCATATCGTCTGGTGCTATTGTCATCCAAACCACTAAGAACGGTATTAAAAACCAATGGGCTATCCTTGCTATGCCAACAATAAAACTCATTTGGGATACTTAGCCTTTACCGCTTGCCTTTGTCCTTCTAGTCGTGTCACCGCAGCCATTCTTTCTTCTACTACGCCTTCCCAAAGGGCTACCACCAGTTCATCTATTGGTGGGTATTCTGATGCACGCTTCTCATCATAGGGTCGTGTATCTGGACCGGGATCGGGTGCTACATAATGAAATGTACCATCGTAAGTAGCGCCAATCTGAGCGTTATATTCTCCATCAGTAAGAACCATTGTTATGCCGGGGCCGGGATCAAAAGGAGTTTCTCCATCCCAATTACTTACATTTGTAACCACACCGTTTTCAACATGTGCGTATCTTTTCATGTTATGCGTACTCCCATACGATTACGACGCCCGCTGATCCTGCTCCACCAGTTTGAACACCGCCACCAGTACCGCCGCCACCCGGCGCACCATAACCAGTACCAGCTAACCCACTAGACGCTCCTTGCGTAGTAACTGGATTGAAAAGACCCCACATAGAACCCGGACTATTCTTTGGGCCAGCAACATTAGTTGAGCCATTTGGCCCCGCTACATTTAAGTCCCCACCAGATGCACCTCCGCCAGACCCACCTGCGCCGTGTCCGCCAGTAGGGTATATAGCACTAGCTCCGCCACCTCCGCCAGTACCAGTA